ATGGCTTCATTTAGACAACGCAACAATACATGGCGAGCCGAGATAAGTGTAAACGGAATTCGCGAAAGTGCAACCTTTGATACAAAAGCACAGGCACGAGCTTGGGCATCTAAACGCGAGACTCAGTTACGCGAACAATCGCATGGCAAATTACCAGATCACTCTTTTTTAGAAGCTATTGAACGCTACTTAAGTGAAGTGAGTGTTAAAAAGAAAACTCATGAGAATGAAGTCAAGCGAATGGCTTTCTTCAAGCGTGAGTATAAAAAGCTATGTCAAAAGCAATTGGCCAAAGTCACAACTGACGATTTAGTGCAATGGCGCGACTCCCGATTAAAAGAAGTGCAGGGTGCTACTGTCCGGCGTGAAGCAAATATTTTAGCTTCTTTATTTACTGTTGCCCGGAAAGAATGGAAGTGGATTAAAGAGTCTCCAATGGCCGACTTGACTTTACCACCACCATCAAAGCACCGAGATAGACGAATTGCTCAGGATGAGATTGATAGATTATGTCTTGCAGCAAATTGGGATAACAATGTACCAGTAAATTCAACTCAGCAAATTATAATTGCCTTTCTCTTTGCAATTGAAACAGCAATGCGTGCTGGTGAGATTGTTGGGTTGACTTGGGATCGTGTTTATTTAAAAGATAGATATTTAGTTTTAACTGAAACAAAGAATGGTACTAAACGAAATGTACCACTATCTAAGCGTGCAGTTGAGTTGCTTACTTTATTAAAAGGTCTTGATAAAAAGCAGGTCTTTACTTGTAATTCCCAAAGCTTTGATACGCTTTGGCGTAAATTAAGAGATAGATGTCAAATCACTGACTTGCACTTTCATGACACACGCCATGAGGCTTGTACACGCCTTGCAAGAAAATTAGAAGTACTAGACTTAGCCCGTATGATTGGGCATAAAGACTTAAGAAGCTTGATGGTCTATTACAATGCTACTGCAAGTGAAATTGCAACGAGGCTTGATTAGCCTCGTTTACGTGGTTTTCCTTTCTTTGGCTCATCATCTGACTGTTCGTTCAACCAGTTTGACAACTCTGCCAAGTTCCATCGTCTTCCTTGACCGCACTTAATAACATAGCGCGGCTTAGGGAAGGTTGGTAAGCAGCAAACCGCTGCTTTAAAGTGTACGTCTCGATATCCCAAGAACTCAGCAGCTTGAGAATCATTTAGCCAAATATCTGAAGGTGGTAACGCTACTACAAAGTTACTACCTATATTCGCAATTGCTGTCATTTCACACCTCTGCGCCATTAAACTTCTTAACGATTGCCTCTTTAGCTTTCAATAAGAAGTGCTCACGTTCACTATCTTCAAACTTCCCATCACCAAGCATTTCTTGTGAATAGTAAATTGTCTCATCTCCACAATCAGGATAATCAACTCTAAATTCACCATGTCTTAAGCGGAGATATCCAATCTGTTGACCTTGAAAAACTGCAATATATTGTTCAGGGCTTTCATCACATGTTTTGATTAGTTCAACTTCATCAGTAGTCAATAACATTTCACCCCTCCTTACTTTCCGCTTTCTTTATCTACTTCCAAACTCACTTTTGAGCCTGAAAAATCATTGTTATTGATAACGATCGGCTTGAAGTGAGTCAGAACAAAAAGCACCAGATAAGCTATTGAAACTGCATATACAAAACTATCGGTATATTTACCAGTTCGCACTAATGCAATTCCAAAAATAGCCATAACCAATAATAGAAAACTGTAATTTTCTCTCATCCCTCAGCTCCCGATTCGCGTTCCAGTTTCATTGCACCTTCTTCTGGATACTCACTTATATAAACGTAGTAACCACTGCCGCTATGAGCTTCATCAAACCAAGCAATTGTTAATTCAGTTTCTAAAAGTTCTGGATCTTTGTTCGGTGCACCAAAGTTTGCTGCTGCATATAATTGCTCACAGGTTAAGTAAATCTTTTTCTCCGGCACCGCCTGAGCTTTGGCTTTTTCTAGCTCTGCTCTAAGCCTGTCAATTTCACAAGCCGCATGGTGACAAATAACACGTAATTCATCTTCGTTATATTCGTCTGCATGCATCATCATTAAATGGCTGATTTCGGTACCAAATTGGCTATCACCATCGAACACCCAAACAAAACCATCATCTTGTTCAAAGCGTAAATTAACTTCTCTTTCCTTATTCAAATCTGTCATTAGCCTTCTCCCAGAAAAGTTGTCTCTAACCACCAGTTTTTGTTGTCTTGAAGATATTTTTCATGGTCTTCTTTGCTTCCTTGCCACTCCTCAAAAGTAATAGCATCAGCAATGCATTGACCGACTGTTGGAAAAGCTTGTAAGGCTTCTTTCTTAAGTCGGTAAACAAGCTGTTTACCAATTTTTTGAGTAGGTACCGGATGTAAAATGGGGCTAGATTCAGGTTCTTCAGGAATATTTACGCACCATAAAGTCGGAGTAATTTCTGTATTAACATCTTTCATATAGGTCATCCAATAATTGAAAATTTATAATTTTTCAGATTGATAGCAGTCATCTTGTTGCAGTGCTGGCACTTGGTTCGGGCTCTTTTCTTTAGCTCCTCAAGGTCGTCACTGATCTGCTTTTTCTGCTCTGTAATCCTTGCTTGCTGTCGGGACCAATATTTCATAGTGTCTTTGATCCACATCACAGGATTTACTTTTGCTCCGCACTTCATGCATGTAAGTTCCAAAGCTTTAGTGTCAATTTCAACTTGGGCGTGTTGGCACTTATGTAGATTTGTTCTTGGGAAGGGCACTACATTTTCTTCGACATTCAAGACGATGTGATCTTGAAAAGGGTAGTTCATATTCCCTCTGTATTCTTGATCTGTCATGCTGCCGTCTCCAAATACTTATCTGCCAAATCATGCATTAGTAGGTTTCCTGAGCCTGACTCATACCAAATACCTAATTGGCCATTTAATCTAAATCGCAAAAGTTCGTTTTGTTCTGTCTTGGTGTAGACGTCTGCACCTTGGTCTACTAGCCATTCTTTAAAGTGCTCTAGTTCGAATGTGCTAAGAGCCATACGGTTTTTATAGCTTCGTTTGCTGCCATACCGACTTCGTAATATTTGCCAGTCGTTCATGCTGCCACCTTTAATGTTTTAATTGCGTCATCTATAGCTTTATTGAAGTTCCGGACATCTTGCTCAAGTGCTTCTATCGCCAAGTCTTTGGCATAGACACGAATAATGATGATCTGTAACTCTTCTGATAGACGTGGGTCATAACTCACAAAGTCACACCATTCACGACCAGTACAAGCCAATTGACTAGTGATTTGAGGTATATGCTCATCTGGAACTTGCTTAGTCAGAAGAGTATTCAAATGCGTTGTAGTGTCTGGACATTTAACTTCTATTTGCCCTTTGTCACCTACAAGTCCATCTGGTGAAGCCCCGAACATTTCAATGAAAGGATGGTCAATTAAACCCGTTCCAACTACAAAGTTACCCGTCTCATTTTCATAAGCTGCTATTGCATGAGGCTCGTTGTCGATACCCCATTGCATAGCAGTGTTTGTGAATATTTCCTTCTGAACGCCAGTTAGGCGCTCAGCTAGAATAGTTAAACCCAATGCATTTAATGCTTTGCCTTTATTTGGCTTTGCATTTAAATCCTTTACTCGGCTTGCTGTGACTTTGCCACAGCGTTCCGAATGCCAATCTTCACTACGCTGGAGAATGTTCATAAGTTTCTCCTTGGCGCTGTAAAGCTTGATCAGCAAACTGAGCAATTTCTTTTAAGCTAATTGAATGCGTTTCCCACAAATGCTTTTTAAAGTTGCTTTTTGGAATAGCTACGTAAGCTGCTTGCAAACGTTCAGTACCGTATTGAGCTTCTGATTTGAGTGTAGGTAAATGCTCATCTTCAAAAGCTTGGTAGCCTTCTGGTGCTTCACTAGTCACATCCTTAATAGGCTGCCCACTTTCAGCGATACGTTCTGCTTCATCTTGATCGTGAATACCAACAAAACCAAAAGCCAAACGTGCACATTGAATAGTTGCTTTGTGACGCAAGAAGCGAGAAGGATGGCTCTGCCATGGTCCTTCAACAACATATCCAGTTTTTGACTTGAAAGGTGCGCGATAACACTCAGCCAAATATTCACGAACAACAGTAGGGTGGTCACGGTCTTTACGGTAGATAATGCATTCAACCCATTCAGGTGCAGCAACTTTCGCGCCTTCCATCTGAACCATATTTTCTGAAAACTTAAATTCCATACCATTAAAATTAGAGTTTCCGTTAATGATTCGAGACCAGCCATCTACGCCAACAACTGGAATAATCCCTTTGTTTTTATCTGGGAAAGCGTAAATCTCTTTGGTCCATGGGTTCAGCTTGTATTGACCAGCAACAATCAAAAGAGAAGCCATTTGTGCATCAGTTGCAGGTGTTTCAGTACGGAAAGCTGTTTGAATCAGTGTTTCCTTTAACTCTTGTGGATTAACATTAACCAAGCCAAGAGTTTCAGCAACGTTTGCAATCTGTGTAGTAATAAGTGTTCCGTTTGCTGGCGCATTCATAATCTTCTCCTAATTCTTAAAATGGCAACTGCTGAGTAGTGTCTGAATATCGGACTTCAATTTGTCCTTGTGTGGACTCCTCAATCAGCATCTTGAAATAGGCCATGGCTTCAGCCAGTGTTGTCTCTGTTGCGGAAGCAGGACGACGGATAAGCACATCAATGGCTTCAAGTAGTTTTCTTTTCTCATGCACTTGCATCACACCACTCCCGCTTCTTCATCTGCCAATTCTTCGGCGTAGTATTTAAGCTGCTCGTTTAAGCTGTTTACTTGTGAGTCTGTAAGCTTGAAACGTAAGCCAATTGGTGACTCAATGCCGTCTTTGTCAGTCACTACGGCATGAGTTTTTGTGTCAACTACAAGTACTTCATACTCTTGGTCATGTGCACAACCACTGGACTGATCAGTTACTTCACGAGTGTCGTAAGTCGTTTCAGCTTTGATTTGGCAGTTAAGTACATTGCAGCCGTAAGTTAGGTCGAAATAAACCGTTTCACCTTCAACTTGGATGTCTGTAGATAGGTCCAAGTAAGGAAAAGAAGGGCATAGCAGCTCGGGTTTAAGGGCTAACATATTCATGAGTTAGTACCTCTCACTGCTGCATCAAACACTGCTTCTAAAGCGTCACGAGCTTTGGTGTAGTCTTCTTCGTTTTTATAGCAATACTGATGTCTGCCAACGTTCAGAACGAAAGATGTGTCGTCTCGTCCACCAATTTTTGCTTTGTATGGAGCAGGGATTTCAAGTTCAACCTTGATGGTTTGGGGTTTGAGGCGAATGCTGAAATCCCCAACTAGCAAAACATTTGCAGTTAAAAATTTAGCATCACGCCATTTTCCACTTACTTCTAAATACTCAACCTCTTTCTCATCCGCCAAAGCTCGCAACGCCTCCGCACCGCTAATCAAGGCTGGGTCTTGGGGGTGTGACTTTTCAATTGGCTTTAATGTTGCGTAGTAATCTTCATCATGATTTAGGTTTGATAGAAGCCACTTCCCCTTGCCACAGTGATAAAAATAAAGTTCTTTATCTGCTGTTAAATACAGGTCATACAAACAAGGTATTTCGCCATCCTGATTCACATTTGCATCACGTGAATCATTACGCTTCAACACAACAAGGTCGCGCAGTTGAGGGAGGGTGAGTTCTTTTCTTTCTCTGCCAACGCTCAAGGAATCAAGAACGTAGTCTGAAAAACCACCTTCCCATGTTGCCAAGTAGCAAGGAAATTCATCACATGAAAATCCTGTTTTCTCAAATCCAAGCTTTACAAACAACTCCTGAGCCTCTTTGCTCTCAGCTTCATCTTTAACTTTGATTTTGTAGTTATCCATGAGAGGGCTCCTCTGGGCGTTGTTCTAATGTTTGATCCCAAATTGCACAGCCGTTTAGATCTGTATCCATAAAACCTAATGGAGCGCACTTACCGAAGGAGTGCCAGCAATTAGCAAGATTCATTGAAATAGGCTCGTCTACATAGCCATATTTTCGACCATTAGCATCAGTAGCAATCCAGTTGACTTCTTTAGGGACATTCGTCCAGTCATAAATAGACATCACTTCACCCCCTCAACCTGAACACGCACATACATGTTCTGTTTTGCTTTGAGTTCATTGGCGTATTGCTCGTCGGCACAGCCTCGTAAGAATGCAAATACAATGAAGGTGATAACCCAGAAAGCTACGAATGCTTTAGAGCCATCCCGGAAGGCTTGGCTAAACTTGTACTTTTCAATTCTTTGATTCATAATCTTCTCACTCTTTGAGTAGCCCTGCATCCGCCAAGATTGTTCAGGGCTTTTTAATATTCGGTAGAGTTATGTTCAACTAATTGAACGTTAATGTCAATACTTTGTTCAATAAATTAATTAAAAATGTTCAATATTCTGAATTCATGCTTTAATAGACAAAAGAAAACCCACCGTGGTGGTGGGTTCGAAGGGGGGATTAGTTGTAATTTTGAGGAAGTTCCCATAATGCTTCTGTCTTTAGACGCAATTTTTTTTGATTTTCCTTGAGACTATTCTCAATTTCCTTTATTAGTTTATGTTGTTTTACTATTTGATCTTTAACCTCTTCAGGAGGATTCGGGATCTCAATATTCAAAAACATTTCATCAGGAATACTGCGTCGTCTCTCTACACTGCCTTGCATTTTACTTTTGTATATTTTTCTTAGAGAATTAGATCTCAAAATCAAATCCAAATATTCTACATTAACTTCTCGTTTTAATCTAAAGATTTTGTATGCTGGGCTTACGGCAGCAGCATCGTAATATTTTTGAAATCCTAGAACACCTTCATCTATAGGGAACCCCATTACAAGTTCATTTTTAAAAACCTTTTTATACCCAGAAATATCAGAACTTGCGACTCGTTTTTTAAATTTCTCATGCTGATCAATTAAGCCATGTTCCATAGTGATACTCATAATAGGTATATTTGTATCCTCTCCCACTTTGACTTTGCCAGACAAGGATAGGAGTTCTTTTAGTTTTATAGTTGGGAATTTTGATTTTATATGTGAATTACTATAGTGAGCATAATTATAAATATAATCATTGCTTCTGATTAATTCTGGATTAACTTTTAAGAAACCTAATTCATTATAATATTTATCAAAGTCGCTCTTATTTAAATCAGCAAAATCTAAATTTTTTAAATCATTTTCGTCAATTTTTCTACGGAAAGAATCTAAACTTAGGCCATCATTTGTCACATTGTAGTAAAAAACGTCAGAATTTGTTCTACCATTATGACAGTTGGTAAAGTAGAGTATATTGGTTTTAACTTTTGCATATGGCAGAAAAACTTCTTTTGGAAGTGAAACTACTGCTTTTAGTTGGGCGTTTTCAAATAAATACTTCCTTACTGGAGCTAAAGCGGCTTTAAAAAGAAAGCCTTCAGGTACTACTAATGCCATTCGCCCTCCTTTTTTTGTTGCTTTAAAGCAATGTAGAACACATACTCCATCACCATCGTTTTTAGCTAACTTATTCTCATATAAGTGAGAATAAGAAGTTTTTTGAGAAAATGGCATGTTGGTTATAACCACATCATATTCAGATTCAATAGGGTTTTGAAGTGTGTCTATCTGGCAAATTCCACTATGCCCATCCCCATGCAGAATCATATTCATTTTTGCGAGTTTTGCATTTGAGGTAATTTCTCTTCCAAAAATAGTATTATGTTTAAGCTTGATTTCTTCACTACTATTGTTTGCAATTAAAGTGTTATCTTTTATATGATCAAATGCCTCTGTTAAAAAACCACCTGTCCCACAAAAAGGGTCATAGATCTTTTCACCATATTTAGGGTTGACTAAGTTAACAATGGTTTTAGTTATGTGACGTGGAGTAAAATATTCTCCTAAGTCATTATTAGTTGCTGTAGCTTGCTGTAAGAAATACTCAAAAGCATCTCCTTTAATATCGGTATCTATTGATGAGAGTTTTAACTTATCCAACTCTTTGATCATCTCTTTAACAGCAACAGGGTTGGTTAGCTGTAAATTTGTAAAAACAGAAGCACCATATTGTCTATCAATATCTTGTAGTATGTTATTAGTTGTATTAATTAGCAAATCATTATCGAGACTTTTGAGAGAATTCCAAATACCTGTATTAGCATTCTCTGTATACAATTTTAAAAAAAGAATGTTTGCAAATTCTGAAAGCCTTTCTATACCAGCTCTTAAACCTTCACCTCTTAGTGAGTTATTTAACTTCTTGAAAACATTAATTAACTCTTTGCGAGAGACTAAAATTTCTTTAGGTGTAATATAAATACCATTTGTTTCCTGCAATATGAACTCTTTAGCTTCATTTACTCTTATTAATTCATTAACCTCATTTTCATCAATAAATAATGGTTTTTGGGTATACAAATGCCGTGTTTCGCAGAAACCATTATTCATTGCAAATATCAAAGGTGCATCAAGCATTTCAGCATATTCGGTTGCCTGATCCAGTGCTTTTGTTAAGCTTTTTCCACCTGATTTCGTTTCAATTACACCGATTGGCCGCTTATTTTGTGAATCGAAAAGAACATAATCGGGTCTTTTTTTACTTTTCTTGAGAAACTCATTATTAACAATTCTTAAGATATCTGATTCAAAAAAGACATTTTTGTTTGGATCTTGAATGTCCAAGATCCAGCCCTTGTTAATCAAATTATTGTTAACAATAAAACGTGTATCTTGCTCAATATTAGACATATTGCATAATCCCAATATCTACTATAAAAACTATTGGCAATCTACACATTACACACTAAAACATCAATAAATATTACTATCTAATAAGTGATATACCCCACATTTAAAAGACTGTGTCGGGTTCACAGTTTATTAATCTTTTGTGTTATTAATTTTCTGGCCTAGCTTTCCTTCTTTTACCAACTGCACGACCTGCTCATTAGTAAGCACAGGAATAAAGACTTTGTCGCCAATATCTTTGGAAAGAATCTTCACTTCTTCGGCTGTTAGCACCAAAGCTTCACCATGTTTCGCAGCATCATTGATGCGAGCAATAATCTGATTGATTGGTAGTTTTGCGTTATCCAATTCCATTCTCCTTTTTTAACCTGCACGCCAAAATTGGCGACCCATAACTTTAAAATTCAATCCATTTTGCTCCGTGACTTCACGATCTCTGTATTTAGGATTTAGGCTGTGCAGAATCAGTTTCCCGCCTTCTTCCTTGAAAATCTGCTTAATCATGCCTTCACCCTCAAAGTAAACAGCATAAATTTGACCATCAATAATGTCGGTTTGGGATATATCAATGCCAACCAAATCCCCATCATCAATCTTGTCCGCCATACTGTCGCCTTTAGCCTTGATGATGCGCATGCAATCAGGATGAACATTTTTTTGTTTAAAAAAACTAGGTGGGAATGGCTGTTTTCCATTGATCACATCAAAGTGAAACTCTATAGATTCTCCTGTGCCACAAGAAAAACTTGCCTCTACCACATCAATCCAGATAAATCCATCATCCCCACCATACTCAACTACTGACGCGCTTTGAATATCATTCACATCAAATGATGATTCATCTTTCTTGGATAGACCGTGCTTATCCATAAATTCTTGCATGTTGAAGTTGGTTAAATTTTGTTTTTCTTTTCCAGTAAGAATCCATCTGGATGTTGTTTTTAATGCGGTTGCTAGCGCCTCAATGTGCTTTGCGCTCGGATTATTACTTCCATTTACCCAACCAGAAACAGTTCCTCTAGCAGCGCCAGTGAGCCTCATTAAATCCGCTTGAGATAACTTTAATTCAGCCATTCGAGATTGAATGCGATCAGAAACAGAATTATCCATCGTTCAAAACCTTATATCAGATGTTCAAAATTATGAACAAGAAGTTTGACAAATGCTTGAACATGTTGTTCAATAAGTTGAATTAATATGTTCAGGAATTTGAATATGAATGTAGAGCATTTGAGGGAGTTCTACGGTGTAGAAAATAACTCTCAACTAGCCAAGAAAATCAAAAAAGCACGCTCAGGTATTACCAAATGGGAGCGAGAAGGCATACCACCAAGAACGCAAGCTGCCTTTGAAGTATTAACAAATGGAAAGCTAAAGGCTGACCGTCAAGCATTAACTGCCTAGGAAAAACCATGACTAAACGTAAACCTAAGAAGGATGCGTCAATCACCATCCATATGCCTACAGACCACAAAGAACAGTTGGCTTCATTGGCTGAAATGCTAAGAGCAGGACAGGGTGCAAGTGAGTATGTGTACGAAACTTTAATCAAGCCTCATCTCCAACAATTGAAAGCTGAGACAAAGATTAAACAAAAGATTTTCGGCTTAACAGAGAACGATAAAAACCATGAGCTGCATTCAGATTTATCCGTGCGCTCAGAAACAGCAGACATTAAAAAAGCCTGATCTCGTAAATCAGGCTTAGTGTTCAAACGAGGTAAGTCATATGAACTATTCAATATTAGCAGACATTGAACTAAATCGGAAGATTAGTTTGTTTCAAAAAGCGGTTGAGGCTTATGTGCTTAATCGAACTCTCGAAAACTCTATGGCATTGGCTAAAGCGAAAGCCGATTTAGCTGCATTTGTATTGAGAGGTGTTTGATGAATACGGCTTTTAACCTGGAACAATTTCTCAAGCAGGCCACCCCAGTGGAAGATAAATACACTAGAACACCAAATTACCTGGTGGATAAGGGCTATGTGTCTGAAATGACGGGTAGCGCTTTGAAATGCTACGTAGTGATTAACCGCTTTACTGATGGTTTTTGCCGTAGTAACTGGTCGATTACTTCTAGCTTCCTTCAAGAAAAGACTGGAATCAAGAAATTAAAAACCTTAACCGACTCTGTTCGTCAACTTGAACAATTAGGTTTGGTTTTGGTTGTTAGATCAACTGGTGAAACTAATAAATTTTCAATCATTCATCCTGAGTTTGAACCACCTGCCAAAATGGATGGTAGTACCGATAATGGTATGGACACTACCCCCGAAAATGGTATGGGGAGTACCCACCAAAATGGAGGGGAGACTACCCCCGAAAATGGTACTACTAAGAAAGAAACAAATAAGAAAGAAAATATTAAGAAAGATATATGTGAAATTTTCGAGTTCTGGAAAGTGGTATTTAACAAGAACGAGAAAACATTACTTTCTGACAAACGTGCTAGAAAAATTCAGTCTCGTCTCGCTGATGGATATCTGGTTGAAGACATCAAACATGCAATCCTGAATTGCTCTAAGTCTGATTACCATGTTCAAGGTGGTTATACCGATATTGAATTGATTTGCCGTGAACCTGAAAAACTAGATCGTTTTATCAATATGTTCCCAAAAGAGCAGGATAAAACCAACTCTGATAATTCAGAAACAAAGCGTAATGCCCCAGTTTTACTTCGCAAAGAATACAAGGGGGCTAAATAATGGATTACTTACATTCAGTCCCTACAGAGCAAGGTGTATTAGTTTCTTTGTTATCTCTTGCTGATGGTGTAGATCAATATGTTCAACGCCTAAACCGTGATTACTTCTCAGGAAAGCATCAGATTATTTTTGATGCGATTAAAGCAATCCACGATCGTGGTGAACAAATTGATTTCATTCTTGTATGGGACGAAATCAAGAAAAACCCATTGAATCTTCACCACATTGATGAGCAGTACATGCTTACGCTTAATGCAGAAGCGCCTACGCTTATTTCAACACTGGAACAACACATCGAGAAGCTTCACCGTTTAATGGTTCGTCGTAAGTTCGTAGACATTTCTGTGCTTATGCAGGGTATGGCAAAGGACTTCACCACAAACCTAGATGAGATGCTCAATAAAACTCAGAACATGATTGCTGAAATCGGTGACAACTCTGAGAAGAAATCACTTACCTATGTGAATGAGTTTGTAGCACGTCTCTATGCGGATCTAGAAGAAACTCGCATTGCACGAAAGAACGGCACTTATGTTGAAACGGGCTTAAGAACAGGATTCATTGCACTAGACAACAAAATCGGTGCTCTACGTCGTGGCAACTTTGTTCTGATTGGTGCCCGTCCATCAATGGGCAAAACAACATTCGCTCAAAACATTATGAGTGATATGGCAATCAACCAAGACCTTGTTGTTCAGTTCCATTCACTTGAGATGACTGAGGAAGAAATCAGGGACCGTATTGTTTCAGGTGTCGGACAAATCAAGCTTCACAATATCAAGTCTAAGTTTCTTGAGGATGATGACTGGGGGCGTTTAGTCCAGGCTAACAAGATGCTTGAAAATGCCAAATTCGGAATTGATGACACGGCTAATGCATCACTCTCTGATGTCCGTCGTCAAGCAAGATTACTTAAAGCTAAGTATGGCCGTGTAGACGCAATTTTCGTTGATTACCTACAAATCATGAAAAGCCCAGTTGTTACTGATAACCAAGTTAGAGCAATTGGTGAAATATCAAAAGGCCTGAAAGCAATTGCCAAAGAATTTGATTGCGTTGTATTCGCTCTATCTCAACTTAGCCGCAACTTAGAGAACAGACCTAATAAACGTCCAGTTAATGCTGATCTTCGTGAATCTGGGCAATTAGAGCAGGATGCGGACGTGATTCTATTCATTTACCGCGATGAAGTTTACAACAAGAACTCTAAAGAGGCGGGAACGGCTGAAATCATCATCGGAAAGTGCCGTGATGGTGAGGTAGGAACTGTACGTTTAGGAACTGATTTAGCAAGAGCAACATTTGCAGATCTTGATCCTGCTTACCTCGCTAGCTTGCAAGAGTTTGGAGGTGCAGCGTGAAAGCAATAAAACGAGTTAAAGCATTCCAAAACATTTTTGACATTTTGCTATTCGCTACACATGCAACACAACCTTTCACTATGAAGGATTTGCATGACTATGTGCTAGATGCGCCCAACAACACTATCCAGTGCTATGTGCAGGAATTAATTAAAAGCGGCTACTTGGAAAAGGACTCATACGCAACTTACAAAGCAACTCAGTTTGCAAAGGACTTGCTGAATGTTAAAGGGGAGCTGAAAGCATGATCGAATTTGTAGATTACAACGCAATGATGAAGCTCCGCAGAGATTACAACCTCGGCACTTGTAATGAAGAAACAAGAGCAGCAGCGAGCCTCTATGAGAAATTAAGAAAGCTGAAAATGCTAGACCAGCTCAAGCAGGAAGCCATGACTAGACGTGACGGAGAACAACAATGAAACCAGAACAGTTTATTCGTGAGTTTGGCGAAAAGAAGGCGAGAGAGGTTGTTGAGGGTGCGCCTGATGGTCACAAAGGATACAACGATGTTATTAACCAATACACAAGAGGGGTTTGGTTTAGTAGGGATGTGATGCTTTCAGACCTCAAGCGTCTGGTGGAGTCTATTGATTTAGTCGAATCATGGGGTGGCATTGAAGACTTAAAACTATATGACTTGTCTCATTGCAAAAACAGGCCTGAATCGGCTGGATACAAGCTGCTTAAAGCAATTGCTGATTACGAATCAATATACGGAGGCGGGGATGAATAGTATCTGGTTTACGTTGTTCTTCTGCTTATGCTGCTTCATTTGGGGTTTTGCATATTCGTATGGCAGTTGGATTGAGAAAGCAACTAATGGCCAGCCTTTTGAATCAAAAGGCAAGGTCTACAAAATCATTGAATTGGATGTTGTGGAGAAAGGAGCCAGCCATGAGTGAGTTTAAAGAATTTGAACGCGGTGACTGGGTTGTTTTTGATACTTCAAAGCCTTATTGCCGTTTGCTGCCACCTTGCTTGATGAAGTTTATTCAGATTGAAGACGGAGATGCTGTAGTCGAATTACAAGGGCGATGGAGCTTAGTAAGTCTGGCTGCATTAAAACCTGCATCGGAAGATGACATTGAAGCAGGCCACCGCATTGACAACGATATAGGCGACGACTCCCACATAGAAAACCACATCAGCCCGCTGTGTAAATCAAAGGATGTTTGAGATGGATAAGTGTAGAGAAGAGTTTGAGCAAAGCCCTAAAACCAAAGAGTTACTTAGTGATTCTATCTATTTTGATGAAAAAGAAAACCGATACAAAGTCAATGCAGATGGTTGCTTGATATCAGTCGTTTTTCTTAATGGGCGCTGGGAAGTTTGGCAAGAACAGCAAGCGAAAGTGGAGGAGCTGCAAGCCCTATACACTCAACAAGGCATAAACATGTTGAAGATGCAAAAGAGGGTGGATGCGGCACTTAAGTTAATCGAATCATGGAATGAAATTGCTTTTGATAAAACTACTCATTGGACAGAAGGTTATGAAGAAGGCTGCTACCACTGTGCAGCGCAGTTAGAGCAAGCGCTCAAGGGGGAAGGACAGTGAAGCTAAGAACAATCCCGCAAGAGTATGAATCAATACAGTTTGAAGGAATCACAGAGGAACTAGAAGATTTCCTAAAAGGTACTGATTCAAAGGTGTATATGCAAGGTGAAGACTTTGTATTGTCTGGGTTTGTTGGGAATCGGGGAATAGATATAGGTGATTATCTTTATAAAACAGATTCACCTTTAACCCTTATTAATGTCGCTCACAACGGCCCTACGTTCAGTAAATACTTTGAGGTGTTGCTATGACCACATTCAAAGATGCTCAAATCATCATTGGCATCGATCCTGACTTGGAAAAGTCGGGAGTTGCCATTCTAGGGAATGATCTTCAACTAAAAAATATGACGTTTCCTGAAACTGTTGAGCTATTCAGAAATGAACAGGACAGCATTAAGAAGGTTGTGATTGAAGCAGGCTGGGAAAATAAGAAAGCCAACTTCAGAGTAGGTGGTGGTCACTCAAGACAAGTGAATGAGCAGATTGCTAGACGCGTTGGGATGAACCATGCAACAGGCATCTTATTGGCAGAAATAGCTCAGGCTTTAGGCTTAGCAGTTTTACTGGTGAAGCCAACTAAATCAAAGCTCAATGCAGATGAGTTTAACAAGATAACTGGCTGGCAAGGGCGTACGAATCAAGAGCAACGTGACGCAGGCATGTTGATCTGGGGAATGAACGGGAAGAAGGTGACGGTATGAAATCAAAGGTAGATGTAGATGCATTAAAGCTCACACTCCAATGGCAAGGATTCTTTCTAAAGGGTTGGTTCGAAGATCAGTGGTGTGACCTCAAAGACTATGCAGAAGCTTCTTTAAAGCTGCTTCTAATCATCCTGAGAATTTTATTTTCTCCCATTCTCATTATTTATGTCATTTGGCAGACCAGAAAAATGTATGAACAGATAGCGAGCGGAGAAGCCAACAGAGAAAAAGTTAGAACTCATATTAAGAAATACGGCAAGTAAGGGTGACGGTATGAATGCGGCAGTAAATCACATTATGCAAACAGTGAATTGGAAAGAACGTACATTGGAAGGATGGTTACGAGCATTTGGTGCATGGTGTGATGCTTGCCCAAATAACCGCTTAACCATTATTAAAACAACACCTGATAAGAAGCTTACTCAAGATCAACGTGAGTGGCTATTGAATGTCTACATGAATGATGGTGAATATATTGGGCGTATGCCAACTCCAAAGAAATCAGGGCGTTTGATTAATGACAATGAGGCTCGTGCTTTTCAGCGCTTATGGTTGGATATCAAAGACAATGCAAGTGAAGTCCTTCAAGAGTGGTTGGACCTAGTTTGGTCACATTATGTTAGTGGATATTCATTGAGGGAAATTGCACTTAGACGCGGAATAAGCAAAGCTTCAGTAGATCAAGATATTCGTTGTGGCATTGCTTACATGCGCGGGCAGGCTTCATTCATTAAAAGTGAGAGAGCAGGATAATCACTTGACTGTCCAGACGCGAAGTGCTAAATTTGTGTTAGAGTGGATTTTCTATACGTGATTCACTAGGTGATGGATTCTTACAGCGTCTTTCGCCGAACGAGATTAAATACGCCCTAGAGTGAAATAGTCTGTAAGCCTCAAGGGTTCTCACCTAATTACCTAGCAGTAACCCTTGCAACATAAGCAAGAAGGCGAAACTAGATCAAAGCCTGTCATTAAGTTGATGGGCTTTTTGCTTTTATGCCCTACAAGCTTAGAACATTGGATTACGATGTGCTGGACTGGATTGCTAGTCGATGCTTAAACGTAGGGCTTTTTTTGGAGGTTCACATGCTCCGAATCATCAGGCAAGTATTCTGTTTTCATGTTTGGGAATATGAATCTGACATGTTCAATCAGAAAGAATGCAGAAAGTGTGGAAAGATTAAGTGTTTGTAGCCCTGTCGTTTGACGGGGTTTTCTTTTTTGGGGTGATTATGAATCGAAAACAAAAGAAAGCAAAGCGACTGATTGCTAAGGCACATACAAAAAAGCAAGCTCAGATCTATATGACTCCCAAAGAGAAGCAAGACATTTATGAGTGGAACACTGCTCACAATGAACTGCATGAAGAATTCATGGAAGGTTTTGAAGAGCCTCAGTTCATTAATGGTTTTAAGGTCGGCATTTGGCTTGCATTCTGTGCTGCAATAATTTGGATATTCTGGCATTTCTTGGGGTGAACATGATTATTTATGAAATGATTTATCACTCTGGTCCAGAAGATTACACAAGTGACTTCTATAAAGAGAATAACGAAAAGTCTAGACGTCATTTCGTTAATCAGATTTCAAAAGATACAAGGCAAACATTATCTGATTATTTGGCAGATCCATATTTTAATAAAGAATTAGATGCCTATGTGATCGAAGCTTTTGAAGAAGAAATTGAAGCACTTAATCACATGAAGGTTGAGTTTATTAAGAATGGACGAGTAAACCACTCATCTTACGTATCAATCGTGGTAGCTGAAAGATTAGTTAAGGATGTGTGAACATGGACACAATCGAAGCGAAGAAGAATTTAGAAATCTATAAACGTAATCTTAGCCGGTTAGAAAACTATAACCACTTATTCAGCAGCCATACGTTTAAGACTGAATGTCAGCGTGAAGTAAATACTCTCAGAACCAGAATAGAGAACTTGGAAAATGCGTTCGACAAAGAGGCTAAACGAAATAAGAGCGCTGCCCTGCGTTAGATGCGGTTATCCTCACTCGCAAGCGGCTCATTCTAATTTCAGCGAACATGGTAAAGGCAAGGGGATCAAGGCAAATGATAAATACACTATTCCGTTGTGCCATACCTGTCATCAATGGTTTGATCAGTACCGAGGGATGGAACTTGTAGAATCAAAAGAATGGTTCAGCAAGATGTTAGAAAAAACAGAGCGGATGCTTAATCTTAAAGATGGTGAGGTGTTTTAATGAGTAGGACTCGCAAAGGCAGTAAGCCACAAAATTGTGACTATGAGTATTGGTCTAAAAGAGTCGGGAATAAAGGTGGTGGGCGCGGATTAGGCCGTAAAACAAAGAAAGAAACGTTATCTAGAGAGCGCATGTTAGGTAAGGCGGCTCTTATTAGTGAGCTAAAAGAGCAGGATGTTTTTTGATATGAATAAATTTAAATAATTACATATGTTTATAAAAAAAATTAATCGCCATTTTTAAAATTATGATAAACTCTTTCTACACCAAAGGGGTTTATTATGAGCATAGATGAAGCAAAACTAGTTGTGCCTGGGACAAATGTTCTCAGAAGAGCTGGCGCTGCACTTATAAGCGATACAGCCACTCAGGTAGAAAAGATAGAAGCCTATAATATTTTAAATAATTGGAGAGCGCTCCATTCTTACCCTATTGATGTATTTCAGAAAAACATTAGAAGTAAATGTACACAGCTAAAGTTTAGAGATTTTACGGTTGCGCAAAGATTGAAGCGTATGCCATCAATTATTTCTAAATTGCAAAGAAACCCAAGAATGAATTTAGCCAGAATGCAAGATATTGGCGGAGTTAGGGTTATTTTGCCAAGTATTGCTGATGTTAGGAAATTACATGAAGCACTAGTGGGGCGAAATAATAGGTTTAACCACGTTCCGATTGTGCCTTGCCATGATTATATAGAAAATCCGAAAAGTGATGGATATCGCAGTATCCACCAAGTTTTTACCTATAAAAGTAGAGATCACAGTGGGCTTGATGGTTTAAAAATCGAGTTACAAATACGTACAGCCTTGCAACACTCTTGGGCGACTGCGGTAGAAACATTGGGAGTAATTGAGAATGCATCTATTAAATCTGGCTTCGGAAGTGATGAGATTAGACGCTTTCTAAAACTAAGTAGTGCTTTATTTTCTATTAAAGAAGGCACACCTGTTGTTGAAGAGTTTTCAAAATCTACTCCAGAAGAGATCGCGATTGAAGCAAAAGATATCGAGCAACGGCTTCAAATCTTTACTAAATTAAAATGGTTGCAGATATCGGCAAAACATATTGAGTCTACGTCAAATAGTAGACATGCTTACCACCTATTAATTCTCAAGCAAGAGGAAAATAGCTGGAAAGTAAATGTAATTCCATTTACCAAGGCTCAGGAGGAAATTGCTCAAACAATGTATGCCACTTTGGAGTCGCAAGTAAAACAGGAACATGATGTAGACATTGTCCTTGTTTCGGTGGGTGACATGAAGGCGATTAAGAAGGCCTATCCAAACTACTTTTTGGACACAAATCAATTTATTAAAGAAATGCAGAGTGCGTTCAAAAAATATACTTAGGTTTTGATAAAAATTAAATTAAACCACCCTCGGGTGGTTTTTTATTGCGAGGTCAAAATGGAACCACGATTCGTCATCAAAAACCATTCTGACATCAACTATGTAATTGGCTATCTGAATAATAATCATGCAAAGGCAGCGAGTGAAGGGAAGCCTTTGGTCGTACTGATTGCACCACAAGAGAAAGATCGTTCAAAAGCTCAAAACCGTTTGTACTGGATGTGGCTTAATCAATGGGCTAAGAAGCAGGGAACAGAAAAAGACTATGAGCATCTGTTCTTTAAGAAGAACTTCTTAGCAAAAATCTATGACCGTGATGACGTTGGCCAATACAAGAAAACATTCAAGGCTGTTAGAGAACTAAAGGATTCTAAGCATCCTCTATACCAAGATGTAGCAAACGGCCTATGCGAGCTAATGAGCACTACAGATGCAAGTACAGCTCAATTCACTGAATACCTTAACGACATTCACGCCTTCTGCAATAAAAACGGATGTTATTTGGAAACGCCTGATGATTTGAAATGGTGTTATGATTTGATTAAGTAATTAAACCAAGAATGGATTATAATGAATCAGATTAAGCCAAAACGTCTTGTGATAGTGTTTGTTCTATTCTTAATTTTTATTGCGGGCATTATATGTTTAAGGGTTAATGAGCTAATTGATTCTAGGGATTTAACTGTACTAACTACAGTTTTTTTGGTTGGTTCATTTATAGCTATTTTTTTTGAAAAAATATCTGAAATTACTTTGATTGGGAATAGTGTAAAACTTCAACAGATAAATGAGAAGTCAGAGCAACTGTTAGAGCAATTGCAAGTAGAGCACTTCAAATTAAGAATTGAGTCAGCATTTGCTGCAGACAACCTCTTTGGTGGTGATTCAGTTTTTACATGTAGAGCTAAATTGTTCGAAGTTGCCAAAGATATTAAGGATGCTGAGTTAGTAGAAAATGAAGAACTAAGGAATAAGATACTACCATTACTGAAATTACATACAGGTAAACATTTAGAGTTAGTTCAAAGATATGGGGCCAATTTAGAAGCAAATCCTTTAGTTAGCGTTGATGACCCAGAAGAAATGACAAAGGTAATCACAGACGAATTTGTTAATAGCGCTAAAATTAACGGGAAAACATCAAATATTGAAAAGTATAAAGAAATTATAAATAACATCAATTTATACCAAAATCTTCTTAATGCTAGTAAATGGTTTGAAAATTAGCTACAAAAGCCGCCTAAGGGCGGTTTTTTTATGGGTGAAATATGGACGGTAAAGAGTATTTTATGCTCACCAGGAAAAAAGAAAGGAAACCCAAGCCAAAGAGCACACCATTACCAAAAGCCAAGCAAAACTATTTGGAAGCTGAAGCAACTCTAAAAGAAGAACTAACTGATTTAGCTATTGGTTTTGAAAGTAAGTTTCAACCGATCCATACCAAACACTGGCGCTTTGATTTTCATATTGTGAAATTGCGTTTGCTCATTGAAATTGAGGGTGGGCCCTGGTCTGGTGGACGTGGTGGAAAGCTGGCAAATAAAGCATGGAGTCTTGATCGATATGATCAAGCTGAAGAGATGGGTTATAAAATAGAGCGCTTTCATCCAGATTCTATTTTGTCGGGATATGTCATCAACTGGATAAAAAGTGAATTAGCGAGAATTGAAGATGAATCAGATCAGACCATTTCCTCCAACTGATTTTATGGATCAGGCAGAAGAAGAGGAAGCAATTCGTTTAATACCGGCTCCAGACCTAAAGAAATGGGTTGTGGCTAATTACTTAACTATTGGTGGACCTCTTTATAACCCCGATCATGATCACATAGCTGAGCTGCTTCACGATAATGAAGAATTTTTAGCATTTGCTTGGGCCTCTTCTGCATATAAAAGCAAGCAAGCTATGGTGTTAGGCCAGTGCGAAAAAGTCATGTTCAATGTTGGTGGATGGCGTAAGGCCAGACAAGAGCAACAGATGCGAGACTGGTTCGGCTTTGTGCCAACATACTTAATAACTGTCGACGCTTCTTTCTGTGAGCGTGCAAACGATACAGAGTTCTGTTACTTACTTGAACATGAGCTTTATCACATTGGAGTGATGAGAGACGAGGACGGAGAAATTGTTTATAGCGATAGTTCTGGTCTTCCTAAGCACTATCTTGCAGGTCATGACGTTGAAGAGTTTATTGGCGTAGTTAAACGTTATGGACCAAGCAAAAATGTTAAGCGACTTATTGAAGTCGCAAAAAATCCGCCGTTTGTTTCGAATCTTGATATTTCAAGATGCTGCGGAAATTGTGTAATCAATTGAGCCTTTTGGCTCTTTTTTTTGTCCTGTTTGCTGTACGTAGCTGTACGAAGGGGAATTTATGGCAGCACTAAAAGAGCCTGTGAAAATATTTATTGTTCAAGCTCTTGCATGCCGTGATACCCCTCAAGAAGTGGTTGAACAGGTCAAGCAAGAGTTTGGAGTTGATATTAGTCGTAGCCAATGTGAATGCTATGATCCAACAAAATATTCGGGCAGAAACTTAAGCAAGAAATTTGTTGAGCTTTTTGAATCAACCAGAGAGAAATTTGATGAAGGCTTAATTGATATTCCTATTGCTAATAAGTACTACCGTCTGAAGCAATACCAAAGACAGCTTGATAGAACTAGAAACGTTAAAACAGCCTTAAAAATTCTTGAGCAAGCCGCTAAAGACATTGGTGGTCAATTTACTAATCGCCAAGAAATTACAGGCAAAGACGGCGGACCAGTCCAAACAGTTAATTCAGAAATTCCAGTTCCAATGGAAGATTACTTAAAAGCGCGGAGGGAAGTCTTAGATGAGTACTGATGCGGCTCGGGATAAAGCCATCCGGATCGAGGCGCAAGAAGATTTATATTTCTTCACAAGGTACATGTTTAAGGAGCGCCGTGGTTATAAATGGATGCAGAACTGGCACCACTTAGAAATCTGTGAAGCTTTGATGAAAGTTTATCGCGGAGAGATAAAGCGGTTAATTATTAACGTTCCACCACGATATTCTAAAACTGAAATTGCTGTAATTAATTTTATGGCTTGGTGTTTTGGAAAGAAGCCTGACTGTGAGTTCATTCATATCAGTTACTCGGCAATGCTTGCCGCAAATAATGCCTTTCAGATTCGAACACTCGTACAAGAGGAGGCGTATAAAAAGGTCTTTCCTGATCTCACATTGCGTGATGATAGTAAGGCTAAAGACTTCTGGAGGACTTCTCAAGGCGGTGTCTGCTATGCGACTGGTACAGGCGGTACGATTACTGGTTTTGGTGCGGGTAAACTTCGTGATGGGTTTGGTGGATGCATCATTATCGATGACCCACACAAAGCGCATGAAGCTTCTTCTAAAACAATTCGAGAAGGGGTAATTGATTGGTTTCAAAACACCCTTGAGTCACGTACTAACTCACCAGACACACCGATCATCGTCATCATGCAGCGTTTGCATGAGGATGATTTAGCAGGTTGGTTGTTAGGCGATAGAAAAGACGGCGTTCCTGTAGCTGGTGGAAATGGTGAAGTGTGGGAGCATCTATGTCTTTCAGCTATTCAAGAAGACGGATCCGCACTATGGCCGGCAAAACACAATATCCAAAAGTTGAAGCAAATGGAGCAAGCTGCTCCGTATGTTTTTGCCGGGCAATATCGTCAAATGCCATCACCGCCAGCAGGCGGTTTTTTTAAGCCTGACAATATTGAAATTGTGGATGCTTTACCTGCTGATGTAGTGAAGCAAGTAAGGGCTTGGGACTTTGGTGCTACTGAGAATGAAGGCGACTTTACTGCAGGTGTTAGAGAAGCTCTTGGTGCAGATGGTTTTACTTACATTGTCGATGTTACAAGAGGACAGCTTGGCCCTGACAATGTAAATAAACGCTTAAAGCAAACCACTGAGCTTGACGGAAAAAACGTAACTGTTCGAATTCCTCAGGACCCTGGTCAAGCAGGGAAATCTCAAGCTCTGGCATTTACAAAACTTCTCAGTGGCTACCATGTGGTTGCAAAACCAGTATCGGGTGACAAGATCACTCGGGCACAGCCTTTTGCCGCTCAAGTAAATGTTGGGAATGTTCGAATGCTTAAAGGTGATTGGAACAAAGCCTTTATTGAAGAACTTCGGAATTTCCCTAATGGAACAAATGACGATCAGGTAGATGGTGGATCTGACGCTTTTAATGAATTACATGAAGGATTTGAAACCTTCTTCGCTGATATGGGATTTGCTCGATGAGTGATGTAACTTTTCAACATGCTGAATATGTTAAGAACTTGCCATACTGGCAAAAACTTGATGATGTTTGTGAAGGTGAAGATGCAGTTAAGGCTAAAGGTGAAAAATATTTGCCGATGCCAAATGCACATGATAAATCACCTGCAAATAAAAGCGCTTATGAGGCTTATCTTACCCGTGCAGTCTTTTATGAAGTAACAGGGACTACATCAAATAGTTTAGTTGGAGCAGCTTTTGCAACAGATCCAAGTTTTAAATTTCCTCCCGAGCTTGCTCATTTAGAACGTAATGCGAATGGAGCCGGTTTAAGTACTTATCAATTGGCTCAAAATGGAATTCGCCACTTATTGAAGCATTATCGTTGCGCTTTATATGTTGATTATCCTGATGTGCCACCAGCTCGTAATCTAGCGGAATTTAAAGCGCAAAAAGCCTACCCGATGATTCACTTATTGAATGCCATTGATGTGATCAATTGGGATTCAATGATGATTGATAACCAGAAAAAGCTTTGCTTGGTGGTCATCCGTGAATTTACTTCAGAACGAGGCGCTGATGGCTTTAGCAAATCTGAGGTAGAGCAATACAGAGTACTTCGTTTAGAGCCTGATAATGAAGGAAACTTCATCTATACAGTTCAAGTTTACACAAAAGGCGACAAGGGTACATGGAAGGGCGAAGATAAGAAGTATCCCACTGATAATAACGGGGATTTCTGGTCTTATATTCCATTCACTTTTGTGGGGGCTATTGATAACTCTGAAGAGATTAAAAAGCCTCCATTGCTCCCATTGGCTAATCTTAATTTAGCTCATTATAGAGATAGTGCGGACTTTCAAGAGTCCGTTTTTTATATGGGCCAACCACAGTTTTATGCTAAGGGAGTTAATTGGGCTTGGTATGACGAGGCTAAAAAGCGTGGCATTTATATCGGTGCGAAAGTTCTATTACCTTTACCTGAAAACGGTGATTTGGGGATTGTACAAGCAGATCCAAACACATTAGCACGGGAAGCTATGAAGGATAAATGGGAACAGATGAAAGAAATGGGTGCTCGACTTATTGAAAAAGGTTCCGCAGCTAAAAAGACTGCTACTGAATCTAACAGTGATGATGCCGTGCAGCATTCCGTTCTTTCACTTTGTGTTGTGAATATGAATGAAGCTTTTTCTATGGCTTTACGTTGGGCTGCTAAATTTGTAGTACCCAATGTTGATGTTCTGACTAAAGATGAACTGATGTTCGAAATTAGTCAGGAATTTAACAAGCAGGGTTATTTAGCTGAGTTAGCTCGACAGTTATTTGAAGCAGCTCTACAAGGCCGATCTTCATTTAAATCATGGTGGGAATACAACCAAACAGGTATGTTCCCTAAACAAAAATATGAAGAAGAGCTTCAGAATGTTGAAGCAGAGCAAGATGGGACTTTAAATCAAAAGGTAGAGTGAGATGGCAACAGATATCAAAAAACTATTTGAAGCACTCACTCAGCACCAGGCCTATCTTTATCGTGCTTCATCAAAAACGGTAAATGAGTTATTGGCTTTATTCAATGATGATACGAGCAAGATGCTATCTAAGCTTCGGGATTTATTGGATGAGCTTAATGAGTCGGAGAAAGTTGCTTTAGCTGGTGGTAAATATACAACTTCAAATTTAAGGGAAATTAGGGATTTGATTGCCCAATGGTTTGCCAGTGTTAATTTAGCATTACCTGAAGCTTTTGCCGTTTCTGCTACGGCGCTGGCTGTTTATGAGGCCAATTACGTAGCTAAGCTCTATGGAGCAAAAATTAATAAGCCTGATGGGGAAAAACTATTCTTATCCGCTAAAAAAGTTCCGTTGGCAGGTGGCGCTCTTGTCGATGATCTGCTTTCAAGAATTGCTGAAAGTGCCCGCCAAAAGGTTGAGTATGCAATTAGAGATGGTATTAATTCAGGCAAAACTAACCAAGAAATTGTTCAGCGCATTCGTGGTACCAAACGGCTTAATTATGAGGATGGCATTTTAAACGGTACCAAGACGGATATTGAACGTACCGTAAGAACTGTGCGAAGTCATGTAGCTAATCAAGCCTATCTAAATAGCTTCAACCAAATTGGCTTTGAATATGTCCGATTTGTTAGCGTTTTAGATGGACGAACTTCTAAGCTTTGCGCTTCATTAGATGGTTCAGTGTGGGAAATAAATGATCCGGCAAAGCGAGTGCCGCCGTTACATCCTAACTGTCGCAGTATCTTGGTTCCGGTCGAGAAGGACGGTCAACTTGTTGGCGAACGGCCATTTGTAATGGACGAACGTAGAGTTAAAGACATCCCCAAAGAAGAGCGAAGCCAGTTAATAGGACAGTTAGATGCAAACACCACATTCAAAGAGTTCTTTAAGAAAACAGATGATTTCTTTCAAAGGGAGTGGCTAGGGCCAAAGCGCTTTAAGCTCTATAAAGATGGGAAATTTGATTTTGATAAGTTCTTTGATCCTGAAGGCCGTTTCTATAGCTTAGATGATTTGAGAAAGTTGGATGAAAAAGCTTTTAAAAAGTTGGGTCTGTAATTTTTCTTATGTTATATTTTTTAAAACATCAGAATTTATACAATATGAAAACAATAGCTTTTGTATGTCTAACCCTAATTTCCATCACTTGTTTAGCTGAACCAAGTCAAAAATATCTTAAAGAATATGATCGATTGTCTGAAGCTTTGGAGTCAGCAATGGCAAATGCATATTCTTTTGATCCTGCAACTGGTCAAGTAAAACAGGCTACTCAAGGTTTAGAAGCTAAAAATAATTTATGTAGAGCTGCCCAGGCGAAACTAAACCTCACCACGTTTTTAAAAGACAATTTAGAGGAATCTAAAGAGCTTTATAAATCTATTGATGGTGCAGAGACTCTAGATAAAAATTATCTTAGTGGACAACAGCAGGAACAACAAAATCTCGTTTCAAATTTGAAAAAAGACCTTGTTGGAACTGGATTTAACTGTGAGTAATTATTGCCGATTACAGGTAATTCTAAACTCACTTAAGACACAATTTTCACCTATATAAGCGCCCAAATGGCGCTTTTGTCATTTATGGAGTTTGGCTTATGAGTGAATCAAAAGTTAGACATTTGGTACTTAAAAGAGTTTCAGATAAATCTTCTCATCTTGCTCTTTGTGACGAGGAAACAGGTATTCCATTAGCTGGATTAACCGCTGTAAAAATGAATTGTAGTGTTTTTGAGGGTCCAGCGACTATCACGGCAACATTTGATGTAGGTGGTCCTCAAGGCATCCGCTTAGTTGGTGATGAACCTAGACAAAAGGTTTGGGGTGCAAAGGAAACGTAGCGAAAGGTACTACAAATGTCTGAAAAGCAAATCAATATGTCAGATGCTCAATATATTCTGAGCACAAAATTAATTCTGGTGCCATTTCTTCAAATTAAGATTTCAAGAGCCATGGCAATTTATGGTTTTACTTTTGAAAGATTAAAAGCGATTGCACTCATCAAATAGAACTTAATTTTTAACCATAGCACCTTCGGGTGCTTTTTTTGCGAGAAGAAAATGCCAAGCCCTATTATCCAATATTTCCAATATGAACATTTACCTGAACATTTGCAGCAAGTTAGTAAGCCAATTGGTGATTTAGCTCGGCAAATGGATGAGCAACTTCCTGACGGGCCTGAAAAATCCACAGGATTAAGAAAGCTACTTGAAGCAAAAGATGCATTTGTACGCCAAGCTTTAAGTAAATAATCATTTATAGAAATGAAGCGTCCTAAAGGGCGCTTTTTTATTGCCTGCCGGATGCGGATGCTGACGGTGAATCCGGGCGGATGCCCATTTTGTATATATAGGTTGGATGACCAATGAAACTTAAAACAGTAACAATCGACGGTAAAGTTTATGCGGAAGTAGACGGAGATAAGCCGATCTATATTCATGATGACGGCAAAGAAATGCCACATGATGCACCACACTCGGTAGCAACAATTGCACGCTTAAACAATGAAGCTAAAACACATCGTGAAGCCAAAGAAGCAGCCGAAAAAGCATTAAAAGCTTTTGAAGGAATTGAAGACCCAGCGGCAGCTAAAAAGGCATTACAAACAATCCAAAATCTCGATGATAAAAAGCTGGTGGATGCCGGTGAAGTTGAGAAAGTTAAAGCTGAAGCTATCAAAGCAGTTGAGGAAAAATATGCCCCGATTGTTGCGCAACGTGATGCTCTAGAAGCCTCTTTACATAAAGAACTTATCGGCGGTGGTTTTGCTCGTTCTAAGTACATTCAAGACAACATTGCAGTACCTGTGGACATGGTTCAGGCAACCTTTGGTCATCACTTCAAAATCGAAGAAGGCAAGGTGGTTGCATATGATCCGAACGGCGAAAAGATTTATTCACGTGTCCGCCCGGGTGAACTTGCAAATGTTGATGAAGCTTTAGAGTCATTGGTTGGTGGATACCAGCATAAAGACTTAATTCTTAAAGGTGGTAAAGGAACTGGTGGCGGTTTTCAAGGTGGGGGCAAAGGTGGAGCACCTACTGGAATGAAACGCAGTGAAATGTCTGTTTCTCAGAAAGCAGATTACATCAAAGAACATGGCAATGATGCCTTCCTAAAACTACCGAACTAATCATTAAATATTTGGAGATAAGTAGTTATGACTACAACAGTTAATTCAGACATGATCATCTACAATCAATTGGCTCAAACTGCTTATTTAGAGCGTTTGCAAGATAATTTGAATGTATTTAACCAAGCCTCTAATGGTGCAATTGTTTATCGCAATGAGATCATTGAAGGTGATTTCAATAAAGAAGCATTCTACAAAGTGGGCGGTAGCATCAAACATCGTGATGTGAATTCAACCGCCAAAGTAGTTCCAGAGAAAATTGGTTCTGGTGAGTCTGTAGGCGTAAAAGTCCCATATAAATATGGTCCTTATGCTTCTACTGAAGAGGCATTCAAACGCCGTGCACGTACACCTGAAGAGTTCGCAATGATTCTTGGTTATGATTTAGCAGATGCATTGGTTGCAGGGCGTTTACAGTACAGTTTAGCTTCATTAAAAGCAGCTATTTCTAGCAACCCAGATATGGTTGCCAAAGGCAGTATTGCGGTAGATGGCCGTAAAGCACTAACACGTGGTATGCGTAAGTTTGGTGATAAGTTTGGTCGTATTAGTTTGTGGGTGATGAACTCAGATACTTATTTCGATATTGTCGATGATGCAATCACCAAGCAAATTTATGGAGAATCTGAAATCGTTATCTATGGTGGTTTACCAGGTACCTTAGGTAAGCCGGTATTGGTTACAGATGCTGTAGGTGATGATGATGCATTTGGTTTGCAAATGGGTGCGGTTACTGTTACAGAATCACAAGTACCTGGCTTCCGAGCTTATGACATCAATGATGAAGAAAACTTAGGCATTGGAATGCGTGCTGAAGGCGCGTTCAACTTAGATATTCTTGGTTATAGCTGGGATACATCAAAAGGCGAAAACCCTGACCTTACTTTACTTGGTTCAAGTGCCAACTGGAAAAAACATGCTACTAGCAACAAAATGACAGCAGGCACATTGCTTGACTTGTCTGGCACAACAACTGGTTAACTCATAAACATCTCACTATAAGAGGGCTATTAAGCCCTCTTTTTACATTTAAGAGAAATGCATCATGAAGCTAATTTATACACGTATTGCTGCTGCAGCTGCGTTAGAGGTTGGAACTATTGCCAATCCTGATTATTACGAACATCCGAATCGAAGTGCTGAAGAAGTAATTATTTACGGTGATTACCCGAAAATCCAAAATGATTACCAAGCTCTGGATATTCCTGTTGAAGTTCGCAAATTGGAAGAGCCTGCAAAAACGACTTTGGCCACTGTAAATGTAGCGGTTGGAATTACTCCAGAGCTGCAAGAAGTTATTGATAAAACTAAAGCTGAGTGTGAAAAGGTTGTTGAGGAAAACGGACAACTTAAACAGAAAATCGAAATCTTGGAACAAGCTAGTGGTGATAGTTCGGAGTTAATTTCTGAAAACTCACGTTTAAAAGATGCTGTACTCCAAGCTGACAATGCTACTAAAGCGGCTGAAGAAAAGGTAGTAAGCATTCAAGCAGAGTTTGATGCTTTTAAAAATGATGTTGCTGCTATGCAAGCGCGTATAGCTGAATTGGATGCTGGAAAATCGGCAGAAAACCCAGCTACAGAAACGGCAGCTAATAATTTTGAAAACTGGTCAAATGATCAATTAAAAGAGTATTTGGCTAGTAAAAATATTGGTTACAAGCCGTCAGCAACAAAAGCAGAACTTCTTAAATTAATCCCTAAGGAATAATGCAATGAGCTTTATTACTGTAGATGACGCAAATTCAATTTTGGGCAGCGATTTTGCACCAGACAGTGATAAAGCTCGTCTGGTTAAACTGGCAAATGTCTGGATGAAAAACAGAATAGGTTTTGTACCAGATCCTATTGACCCACTTCTTAAGGATGCAGCTTGTGAAATTATCAAAGGAATTCTGGCCAAGGTAATTTATAACGGCAAAGATCAGCAGCTGAAGCGCAAGAAAGTTAAAGCTGATTCTGTTGAGTCAGAAAAAGAATATCAAGACGGATCTGAAGCAATTTCTAGCTTTGAACAGATAGCAATTGATTTTATTGATTCACTTGATTTGAAAGATCCAAATGCAAGTTTTAATGGCTTTGGTATACCTCTTTACAGGGCATGATATGGGCTTACGTGACGAAATTCAGGCAGATATAGCAGAAGCATTTAATTATGATTTAGCGGACGCCGTTCATACCTTTACTTGTGAGCGGATTTCAAAAACGAATTGGGATCCTAAAACTGAAACATATGTTGAAGTTAAAGAAAACTATTCCGGCCGAGGCGTTCTGTTTGGCTCATACAGTCAATATGAGATTCAGACGCTTGGAGTACTGGCCACAGATAAGAAAGCGACCTTGCTGCAAAATGAAGTGTCCATGACACCTAAAATTGATGACGAATGGCTAACAGCTTTAGGCTCATTTCGAGTTATCCATATTCAACAAGATCCTGCCAGTACAATCTGGAAATGTCAGTTGAGGAAGGTTTAAATACTTGGTCTAATATCCTTCTAAAGTAGGGGGATGTATGACTAAAAAATCATTAAATGAAAAATTTAAAGTAATTGGATTTTGGATATTTGCAGGTATTTTTTGGTATTTAGTTATTGCTTTTTTTCTTAAAAGTAAATATCCAATCTTCAATTTTAGTTTTAACCTTGACACAGCTTATGATGTTTTAAAAGATGCTTTAACACTTGCGGCTGCTTTTTTAGCGCCAGTTGCTGCTTTTGTATTATTTAGTAATTGGCGAGAACAACATATTGAAGTTGAAATTGAAAAAGGTGGTATTGAACTCTACGAGCGTTTAATGCTTATCAGAAATGAAATATCAGATATTCAAAGTGAAATATGTTTTAATTTTTCTGAAAATAAAAAGGGGCTTGAAGACAGATTAACTATCTCTCTTTGGGAAAAAATATTTCAAGTAAATTTAATTAAAAATAGATTAAGAAAAAGAAATAAATCTACAATTACTTTCTGCTCCTTTGCTGATCAAATTGGAAGGGATATAGAAATTTGTTCCGCATGTTTAATAAATATGTATTCAGCTAAAATTAAAATTAACAATCCGGACATTTATAATTTCGAATATATAAACGAAAGTGATAAGGAGTTTAAAGAAAGATATCAAGAAAAATTTGATGAATTTGAAGGACAATATATTGATGGTTTTAATAAACTTACAAAAGATTTGGAGGATTTGGATATACTTACTGACACGATTCGAATCCAAATTTAGCTGGTAATCTAATATAAGGCCAAAAAACCTACATAAAATGTAGGTTTTTTTATGGGCGCAAATTAGGAGTAAGAATGGTTAATACTGATTATGTGCCTGAGTGGTACATTTCACCGTTTCAACATGTCAAATATGCACTTGCTAGAAATCAGCTTCACATGGATTTGTTATTTGAAGATATGGATAAAGCCGATCAATTTTTGGATATGGGATCGGATGCACAAGTTAGTACTTTTTCTGATGGTGCTTATGCAATTGTCCAAATTGGAGATACATCAGATAAAGATCAAATTCAAGTTTATGGACTACTTTTACATGAAGCAGTTCATGTTTGGCAGTTTGTGAAACGGCGAATGGGTGAGCGCGAGCCGAGTGTAGAGTTTGAAGCGTATTCGATTCAAGCGATCGCTCAAGACCTTTTTGAAATGTTCGAAGCAAGTGAGGTTAAAAAACATGGGGTGGAAGGGGAAAAAGCCGACTAGTTTTAGTCTTGAGGTATCTAAAGTAGCAGAAGACCATGTGAAGCATATTGTTATAGATACTGTGCAATCTTTAGTTAATTTAAGTCCCGTCGATACTGGAGCATACCGTGCTTCACATATTGTTTCGGTTGGATCTGGTGACTATGACATACGTGGACCTGAAACTAACCCAATTCAAGATGCTGCTATTCAAGCTGTAAAGATTAAATTGGGCAATTTGGTCTACATACAGAATAACCAACCTTATGCTGAGCGCTTAGAAAACGGTTGGTCTGATCAAGCGCCGCAAGGTATTTATGGCCTCACGTTTAATTTTATTTCTCAAAAGTACGGTGGCTAAAATGACAATGACTTTAGAGCAGACAAGGCAAGCTATTATTGATCGCATGCAAAGCTTTACAGGTATTACGCAAGACAGAATCCAGTATCCAAATTTACCAGGCTTTAATGTACCTAAAGATGGTGTTTGGTGCCGCTTAACGATTGCAGGTGGTCCCAGTTTTACTTCTGGCATTGCAGATAAGCCATGTACTCGCCGTACCGGTAATATCATGATTCAATGCTTTGCACGTCCCAATTCAGGAATAATTGAAATCACAAAATTGAGTGATGCATTACTTGCTCATTTTGAATATTTCACAATCGAACACTTAGAATGTTTGAATGGCCAATCTATTTATGCGGGTAAAGATGCTGACTTCATTCAATACAATGTATCAATAAGTTTTTTAGTTAACTAAAGCACATAACAAACCAATCTTTCACTACCACCTCATCGGTGGTTTTTTTATGTCTATAGGAATCACTTATGAGCAATTTCGTTTTTAAGCGTGGTGACACTTTCAATTTAAACCTTCAGTTAGTCGATATGGATGAAGCCCTGCAATATCCACCTGATGATGTTCGCCGTGCAATTGATCTCACTGGTTATACATTCACTTCACAAGTTAAAGCTTTGGCTGATGGTGCAGCTGTGGCCACGTTAACTTGTACTGCATTAAGTCAAAGTACACAGAAGGGATGGCTGAATATTAAATCAGGTACAAGCACAGCAGCATGGCCACTTGGTTTATGTCAGATGGATATTAAAGCTGTGGTGAGTGGCACTACACAGCACACTGAAACTTTGACTTTCCAAGTGATTGACGGAGTAACAGCATAATGGCAAATCTTGTATTTAAATTTAATTGGGACCATCGACCGTTCCAGTTGAATTCTGCTCAGGGGAAGCGGCAATTCATGCTGCCATTCGCTTCTGGCATTCCCAATCTAGCACCCAACTTTTCGCAAGTCCAAGGAACAGCGGCAATCTCTCAAGGTGGTACAGGGGCAACCACTGCAGCAGAAGCTCGAAATAATCTTGGTGCTGCTGAAAAAGGTGTAAATACTGACATTACTGAACTCAAAGGCTTAACTACAGTGCTTTCTATTGCACAAGGTGGAACGGGTGCTTCTTCTGCAGCAGGTGCTCGTTTAGTTCTTGGGTTGGGCGATAATGGTACACAAGGATTCTCGGGTAGCAAAACTAGTGAATTATTTGACAAGGTATCAGTCCCCCAATGGGTTGCTGCGCTCGGCGATCACAAGTTTGCATTTATTTCGAGTGGTGATTGGCAGGGCGGTAATGTAAATAACCCTTTAAATATGCCGAATCGCTATGGATCATTAATGTCATATTTGGGGTTAAACTCATACGGAACTTATTCTTGGCAAATGTTTAAGTCAGTAGTTGGAGGACTTCTTTATTATCGATATGGTGCAGGAAATAATGTCTGGTCACCATGGGGGCATTTTAAAACTAGTTTTAATACCTCAGTCGATGCAAATGGATTCTTAAAGTCAGCATCACCAGTTGTGAAGTTATTTAAGGATCATATTGAGCTAAATAGTGATGCAGAAAAGCAGCCTATTGAATTTAAGAAAGTCGATGTAGGCGACTATTTACTTAAAGGCTCTTTAGGCTTTGCTCAGGAAGGCTGGTATATCGAAGTACCCAAAGACGCAAACGGCAACACAATTGTCGCGGTGGTGTATGACACATTAGAAAACGGCGATATTTCAATTAAAACTTATAAACGTAAGTTTGATGTGGAAAAGGCAGCCATTGTAGCTGATCTCGAAAATCCACTTGATATTCCAGAAGGCCGCTGGATTGATATTCGCTTGCATGAAGAACCTGAACCAGAGCCTGAGCCACCTACAACTGAAACACCTTTTGATTTCCAACCTACAAACTTATCCGAGGCTGTAGCTGCTGCAATGGTTGGGGTAGAACCGCCAGAAATCTCAGACACAGACGAAACACTTTAATAATCCGCTTAAAAAGCGGGTTTTTTATTGCCTAAATTTTGGAGAACCATAAATGAGTTCAGGCGCAAAAATTCGATTATATGCTTGTGAAGAAGCGGTGCTGGGAACAACTCCGGCAAACCCGATCTGGTACACGGTTCGCCGTGTCAGTGATGGTTTATCTGAAAACGTCTCAACTGAAGAAAGCAGTGAAGTAGTAGATTCACGTTTTCGACAAGGTGGTGTGGTTACTGAAGCAGAGGTAACAGGCCAGTTAGAGTTTGAACTATCTCTTGGAACATTTGACTTATTCTTAAGTGCTTTAGCCTTTAATAACTGGGCAGCAAATGCTTTAAGCTTTGGCGGTACCGTACGTAAATCTTTAACACTGGTCAAAGTATTTGAAGATATCGGTCAGGTATTTATTTACCGTGGTGTACAGGTGAATACCGGTGAAATCACCATTCAAACAACTGGGAAAATCACTGGTAATTTTGGACTGGTAGGTAGCTCATTTACACGTCAGCAAGTCAATCCTGTCACTAATCCTATAGCTGCAACAACCCGTCCACTGGTCAGCATGCCAAACGTGGAAAACTTACTGGTAAATGGACAGACGATTCAAGGTAAAGCGTGTTTGCAGTCTCTTACGCTTTCAATTAATAACAATCTTGAAGCAATCCGTTGTATCGGCTCAGGCAAGTACACACCAGAGTTCTACATTGAAAAGATGATGGATATCGAAGCAAATGCTTCCTTCATGTTCTCGGCAACTGCGGCAGGGTGGATTGATGCCATTAAAACCCGAGATGTGTTTACGCTGACCTTTGATATTAAAGATAGTAAAGGCAGTAAATACTCACTTAATTTCCCGCAATTAGAAGTAATGGAAGCAAATCACCCGGATGGCGGTGGTGATGACATCATCACTTTAGATATTAACTTTGCTCAAGTGCGGACAGCACCAACAATTGTACGTGCTCTTGTGTAATCAACTTATTCAGTAACAAAGCCTATGGAAACCCATGGGCTTTTTTATTTCTAAAAATTAGAGGTTGTTATGGCTTTAAAAGTCGGAATTATTAAAAGCTCAGACGTATCAAAATGGTGTGAATACAAGGGTGCTGATGGCGATGTACAGGCTGAGTTCAAAGTCCGTGGTATCGCTTATAAGCCTTTTCAGGTAGCTATTGAACGGGCAGGAAACCAGATCTCGTCTAAAGGCTATGATGTGATGGTCAAAGATGAAGATGCCAAGCTTTACCACGAGCTTTTAATGGATGCATGCGCGGCCCACTTAATCGAAGACTGGAAAGGTGTGGTATTTGCCGAAATCGTAGACGGTAAAACTGTTGAGTCTGAAAAGCCATATACCCCTGAGAATGCCTCAAAGCTTCTTAATCTTGGTGATATTGGTATTTCAATCTGGTTATTCATTAAAGAACAGGCTCAGAAGATTCAGGAAGAAGCCGACAAGGACAAGGCTTTAATTCTGGGAAAGTCATCGAGCTCTACAAATACCAAAAGACCTATGCGTCAAAAACGCCGCACGAAATCGAACAAATCAAGTTCTTAGGCGGCCGTATTCCGGATCCACCAGAATATTCTTATGCAGCTGAATCTATTCTTTCGGCATTTAGCACTATTTGCAGATCCAGACGGTATGAGCAGGGCATCCCGTTATCTTTAGATCAGCAGGCAATCAATGTCTATGCAGAGCATAATGATTTACCAGTAGCTGCTCATATTTTTAATGACTGTATTTTTGCGTTGGATAATTTGTTTTTGGAGGAGTGCCATAAGAAGGCGACGCAACGAGCGACGAAGACTTAAATGCTGACTTTCGGGACATAACTTAGACTTTGCGACGTGATATAGCGCGATTGATGTAACATAATACGGTCAAGTGGTTGACATTGGCACGACGATTCTGTATTGACACTGCTGTCATTAGTGGGTACGCTTGATGGTATAGAGACCCTGTTATCAAATGATAAGAGGGTATTTTTGTCACAGGAGGTTCGAATATGAACTTTTCGTTTATTTTTAACAATTCAAATAAAACCGATAACAAAAAAGAAGCTAGCAAGCTTATGTCTGATGCAGCGGATTCTTTTAAAAGAGCTATGCAAGAAAGTGCTACTCAGTATAATGACCATAGAAAAAAAGCTGAGGAGCAAATAAACCGTGGCGCAAAACTCACCAACCACAGAATCAATCTTTGATTTTTTTTACCTAGACAATCCAAAAATAAAATCATTTTATGCTCAGCTTAATGGACTAGGCTCCTTGAATGCTCTTAAAAATACAAGCCAAATTGGAGACACAAGGAAGTTGGAGGCTACAGTTGGTGTTCCTGCCGTAACAGGCGGAAAACTTGCTAATGACCACACTGTAAACACTACTTCAGAGCATCTTTATGATGGTATTCCTACTATGCCAAGAGAGATGATTAACCGGTTAGATGAACTAGGGTTCATTAACAGAGAGTTAAATGATGACATGCTGGGAAATCTTGTATTGCTTGAGGGACGCTTAGGGGTCACTGATATCGGTGTAGTTAAGGAGTTGGTTGAACCAGCTTTAAACTTTTACATCAAGGACTTAACCAAAAAGAATACCAAGGAAGCTCGGGAATTAGCAAAAGCATTAAAAGAAAACACCAAAGATGCAGCCAATATGGTTAGAGGAATACCTTTTGGGCTTGAGGCCAAGCTACTTCATGACACTGGACAAAAAGATGAAGAAACTGGTGTAAGTTTGTGTAATGAAGTATGGATGACATTGAATAGGGATGAAATTGTAGGTACCCCAACTGATTTGAATTTTAAACATAGTGAGTTTCTAGCTGGTAGCTGGTATGTTTTGGGTGTATTGGATGCTTTACCTTTTGATAATTTCACTTTTAATACAGATCCAAATGAATTTAGAGATGGTGTGGTCAGTATGATAAAAATGGTGAGAGAGTTTGCTGGCAGACCTCAGACCGCCTACGGTATTACCCCAATAGCAATATTTAGAGTTTTGAAACCAAAACTCTAGTAACATGATTAAAGACCACCTTCGGGTGGTCTTGCTTTATGTGACATTTAGTAACCAGTTTGTTAAAGTTAGTACACTTTATAACAAACGGTGAAATTCATGAAAAAATTATTGGCTACTGGATTATTGAGTTTGGGATTAGTTGGGTGTGCTACTACCCCTCAGCAACCATCAGAACCTGTAAAGTTTGAAAAGGTTTATCAAATAGATGGATTAAAGCAAGGCCAAATTTATGATGGCGCGCGTCAATGGTTTGCAACAGCTTTTCGCTCAGCAAATGCAGTAATTCAGTACGAAGATAAGACTACGGGTTCAATTATTGGCAAAGGTAATATGCCATACCGTTGTTCTGGGTTTGCTGATTGTATGACTGTTACTGCTGGTGATCGAGTAGATTTCACAGTGCGCGTAGATACAAAAGATGGGAAAATGAAAGTAAGTTACGATAATCTTACTCACTATAAACCAGCACAGGTAATTAGCGGAGTTCGCTATAGTGAAACCAATCGTACTATTACCGAAAATTATCCATCAGCTAAAATAATTATGGATGAATTAAATAAATCATCTGATCAAATGGCTGAAAAGATCAAAACTCAACAAAAAGTTAATGCTGATTGGTAAAGCAACTTTATTCACAAACCCACTCATTGAGTGGGTTTTTTATTGCCTAGAGGAAAGTAAAGATGGCACAAGAATCGCGTTTGGTTGTTGTTATTGATTCGCAGAATGCTGTACGGAATGCTAAGGCTTTAGCTGATGAAATGTCTAAAATTACCGAAAAAGGTGATTCAGCTACACGTACTTCCAAAGAACTGGGCAATCAAATCAACGTCACAAATAATATTGTTCAAAAATTTAATACCACGGTTAACAATTCTTCGTCTGTGGTAGGTAAAACTGGTGAAGCCACTAAACAAGCATCGCAGCAAGTCCAAAAATATGGACAAGAAATAAAAACGACAACACAAGAATTAGACAAGCAAGAAAAGTCTGCTCGTTCTTACAGTACAGCTATAAAGTCCTTAGCAGGATATATGGCTGGTTTAGTAACGATTAATGCTGCCATTAATAATATGGACACTTATACGGGCCTTCAGAACCGTCTAAAGCTCGTTACTAATAATCAGGCTGAATTGAATAAAGCGACTGAAGATACATTCCAGATCGCACAAAAAACCTATTCAGCTTGGGATTCTGTTTTACAGGTGTACCAACGTTTTAGTGACAATGCTCAAACACTGAATTTAACTATGGATGATACGGCTCGCTTAACTGAAACGGTATCAAAAGCTGTAGCAATTAGTGGAGCTAGCGCAGAAGCTGCTGATGCCGCTTTAGTCCAATTCGGGCAAGCTTTAGCAAGCGGCACATTACGTGGTGAAGAGCTTAACTCTGTAATGGAGCAAACACCAGCTTTAGCAAAAGCTATTGCACAAGGTATGGGCATCACCGTTGGTCAGCTACGGTCAGTAGCTGCAGAAGGCAAAATTACTTCACAAGAAATCGTTAAAGCGCTTAAAAATGTTCAAAATGATGTAGATGCATTATTTGCTAAAACTGATATTACAATCGGGCAGTCTCTCACACTCCTAAACAACGAGATCACAAAATTTGTTGGCGAAGCAAGTAAGGGAAGTGGTGCGGCACAGGTATTAGCTGGATCAGTTCAAACTCTTGCAAGTAATTTAGATTTAATTGCTGATGGGGCTTTAGTAGTTGGTATTGGATATATCACTCGTGCAATTTTGATGAAGAGCGCTGCTATTAAAGAGGGAATGGCTTCAACTTTAGCGAGCCGCCAAGCATCTGTATTAAATGCTCAAGCAGAATATGCAGAAGCTACCGCTGCTTTGAATGCAGCAAAAGCTCATCTCGCGAATGTGCGAGCAACAAATGCAGAAACCCAAGCTAAATTTGGCGCAACAGCGGCAGCAACTCGATACGCACAAGCACAGGCAGCAGTAACTGCTGCTACAAATGCACAAACAGCAGCTCAAATTAAGCTAAATACTGCAACTTCAATTGCAGGGAGACTAGCTAAAGGGGCGTTTGGATTAATTGGTGGGTGGGCTGGAGTTGCAACATTAGGAGTAATGGGATTAGCGGCAGCCTATTCTTATTTTAATAATAAGGCAGAGGAGGCAAAGCAAAAGCTTGCTGAACAAGCTAAAGTTGCTGAGAAAGCTGATGAGGAGTTAAAAAAATTAACTGGCAATGATAAGGCTAAAGCAGTTAATGATTTAACTACTGCTTTTAATGCACAAAATAAAGCATTAGAGAAATCATCGCGTGCTGTAGGGTCTGCATTAATTGATATCGAGAACTATGCACGAGGAAATAGGGAGGTTGAAAAAATTTCCCAAGAAGCGAGAACTGGAACTATCAGCTATACAGAAGCCATTGAACGTCTAAATAAAATTAAGTTGCCTACAGATCTATATGAAAATCTGAAAAAACAGGCTGCGCAGTATGATGACAATGCATCTAAAGCAAGTTTATCAGCTGAGAAACTTAAATTATTAAGAGTTGAGGTGAAACTTGGAGGTAATGAAGCACAAAATGCGGCAATTCAGCATCAAAAACAAGCGGATGCTTTAGGAAATACTGCTACTGAAGCAGAAAAGGCAACTAAGGCTTTGCAAGATTATCAAGCCAAGCAAAAAGATAGCGTTATTGATTCAATCTATAAATCAGGTTGGCTTGATAAAGGTTACACTGTTGCTCAAGCTAATGCCATTTTAGAACTGCAAAAAGCTAAAGGAATGAGTGCAATTTTGTCTAAAGATGAAATTGATAGCGCACTTAGAAATCTCAAGATCATCGAAGAACAACAGGAGCGAGAAGATAAATTAACTGAAGCTAAAAGAAAGCAAACCAAAGAGGCTGCCAAACAAGCTGTTCTACTTGCGGGGAATAATGAGCAAGCAAGAAATATGCTTCGGGTTTACCAATCCTTCCGTAATGCAGGCTTAGGCGATAAACAAGCTCGTGTAATGACAGCTCAAGTTGGACGAGAGACTGATTTTAGAAATGAGGCAATGTTTGGTAGTCACAAAGATGCCAATAATGGTTATACCAACACAGGATTTTTATCATGGCAAAAAAGTCGCTCAACTAAATTAATGCAGTCTTTACAAGGGCAAGGAGTCTTGGATAAAAACGGTAAAATCCAGCAAACTCAAGATGCATTAGATGCAATGGCTAAACATGCTGTGCAAGAGGCGATGACCGATAAAAGTTATAGTAAATCTAAAGCAGCTCTTCTTAATGACGATTTAGACTATCGAAGTTTAGAGAGAGTCGTTGCCAAAAATTTTGTTGGCTGGGACTATGATGGGAAAAAGCTTGGCAAAGCTAAAGCTTCACAGCATTTAGCCAAACAAGACTCTTACTATAATCAGCTTAATAAAATTTTAGGAGATAACCCCGAAGTAGCGTCAAAAGCAATTAGTGATCTTTCGAAATTCGAAGATGAAGCATATAAGGCACGTGCAAAAACTCTTGAGGAAATTAAGCAGCTCCAAGCAACATATGATTCAGAAACAGTTGCTAGAAGCAAAAAACGTGAGGAGGAAATCAACAAAGCAACCATTTTAGGTCAATCAAATTTAATCCCAAAAATTAATGAGCGTTATGATGCTGAAGATAAGTTAGCTCAGAAGCAATTTGATTTTGAAGTGAATGGTTATAAGTGGACTGAGAAGCAAAAGCTTGAGTACACATATGAAACCAATTCTTTGCGATTAGTTGCTGAGGGTAAACTCTCTGAAGATCAAAGAAAGGTTGCTTTAGGTGGCCTGGAATTGCAAAAACAGCAAGAGTTAGGATTACTAAAACTTGCTCAAGAGCAACGTTTGTTTCAGGCACGTTTATCATTGCTTTCGGAAACGCAAGCCATGCAGGAACGTTACAGACTAGAACGGGAGGAAATTCTTAAGAATACCAAGCTTTCTATAGAAGAGCGGCAAAAGCTAATCGCATTATCTAAAGCCAATCAGGATAAAGAGACACGCGATAAAGTGAATAATGCTGTTCAAAACTGGGGTGGTATCCAAGCGGATATGAATGGTACCGGCGAGTTTTTCAGACAAGATCAGGAACGATTTAGCCGCTTAAATGCTGCAAATGATTTAGCAGATAGTCAATTTGCTGCTACCGACCTGAATGAGCAAAACTCTTTAGATGGTTTGAATGCTCAATTCGAAGCAGGGCTAATTAAGCAGCAGGATTACGAAAATCAGAAAACGGCAATCATTCAAGCTGCTCAGGACCAACGCAATCAGATCGCTGCAGAATATGCTCAGAATGCTCAGGATATTGAAGATAAGTATCACCAAGATCGATTGAATGCACAAATTGCCCTTGGTGGCCAAATGATGGGTTCTCTTACATCTATGTTTGGTTCAATGTTTGGAGAGCAATCAAAAGCATACAAGATCATGTTTGCCGCTGATAAAGCTTATGCGATTGCAGCTGCTGGTATTGCGATTCAGCAAAGCATTGCTCAGGCAGCAAAGGTAGGTTTTCCAAAAAACATTCCTTTGATTGCTAGTGCTATTGCTCAAGGCGCTAGCATTATTGCAAACATCCGTGCAATCAAAGATCAAGGCTTTGCTGACGGTGGTTACACTGGATCTGGTGGAAAATATGAACCTGCCGGTATTGTCCATAAAGGTGAGGTGGTCTGGTCCCAAGAAGACATTAAACGCTGGGGGGGAGTTGGTTTAGTTGAGAAAATGCGTAAGAGTGCAAACCCTGAAGCTTTTCTCAATAACAATGCCTCGGCTGATAGTGTCATGCGCCGTGCATTGATGAGTTCTAATGCCTTTATAGAAAGCCAAAAGCAAGCTGACATCTTTAATCAACCGGTTCAAGATACTCAGATTATCTATAAGGGTAATAGAGACACACCTAAGTTAGCTTCTTCGGCAAATTCTGACTTATTCCATGATGGCAAGGTCTACTTCTCATCCAATGGTTTAGTTCAGGATCGTTCAAATCTTGAGGATGTTCAAGACTTCACGATGGGTAAAGCTGCTCGACCTCAAGCTGAGATTATGCCTTCAATTGAGCCAGCTGCACCGACAATCAATTTCAAAATTGAAGTGATTAATCAGGTGAGTGGGGCGACAGTTGAAGCTGAACAACTGGATGAGCAAACAGTCCGGATCATTGTTACAGATGAACTGGATAAGCAGCTTCCAAGAAAGGTACCGAAACTTGTAAGTGACCAAATCGCAAATCCAAACTCAACTATTAGTCGGTCTTTGACTGAGAATACGACAGCTAGACGAAACCGTTAATCAATAAAACCACCTTTCGGGGTGGTTTTTTTATTACCTGAAGGAAAGTTATGTACAAGTTAAAGCTAAATCCTCAAACAAATGGCTATGGCGTAACACCAGGTGATGATGTAAAGCGTCAGCAAATGGACGGTGGACGCGGACGCTATTACATCGATGTAAAACGTAATAGCCATATTGTCGATGTGAACTGGAATTTAAGTAAAACCGATTTCAATAAAATGATGGCCTTCTGGCGTGTTTACCAAAACAAGCCAGCTTCATTTTATGCGGATCTGGTCATTGACCAAGGAGCACGTCAACAATACCAATGCAATTTCATTCCGAACTCGTTCAAGACCAATGAGGTGAATGGCAACCTTTACCGGGTAAATGCTCAGCTCGAAGTTGTTCAAAACCAGCCAAACCTTACTGCCGATATCGCTTTGATTAAGGACTGGGAGGTCTAATGGATAACGAATATGCCAAGTTCTTTTTCAACCGGAAAGTTGATGTCTATCAACTGGAGTGTATTGAGCTTTCTCATCCATCTTTTCTAAACACATATCGACTTGTTCGTAATGATGATAGAGGTGTCTATGTGCAGCATAAGGTTGGAACTGGTCAGGTCTTTTATGAATATTTGCCTGTTTCAATTCAAAGATCAGGAATGTTGGGTGATCTGGACCAGACGTTGACAGTCTCTGTTTCAGGATTGGGTGATGTATTGCCAGATGAATTTGAGAGAGTAATTGAAGGACAATATCCGAACGTTAAACCAACCGTAAATTATAGACTTTATAGTTCAGACAACCTTAATTCCCCAATGTTTTATCTACTTGGCCTACAACTCTCCAGTGTTGCCATGAATCATAAGGCTGTGACATTCAAGGCTGAATCGCCGCGATTAAATACCACTAAAACCGGAGATATCTTTGCACTGGATCGCTTTAGCGGTTTGAAGGGGGCTATATGAAAAGTCATGATCATTTGCTTGATAAGCAATATGACGAAGAGCATTACAACTGTGTCCATTTTGTCCATGAAGCTGCAGTAGATTTATACGGAATAGATCGAAGTGAGGCACTTAAACTTTTTATGCAACCAAAAGGGAAAATTACCTTCCTAACATCACGTTTAAAACTATTGAATCCTCTGCCCATTCCTAAGGAAGGATGCATAGTTGCCTTCCATCCTAGACAAAGAAACAAGCCCCCGCATGTGGGGCTTTTTCGTGGGCAAAAGATTCTTCACCTCATGGAAAGCGGAGTCACTTATTTGCCTGAAGAGGTCGTGATGGGAATGGGGTTTAATCGGGTCAGTTATTATGATTAAAGTTATTTATAAAAAAGATGCTTTGTCTGAAGAAAAGACAATTGAACAGGCTCAAACCTTTGGGCAATGGCTCACTTCAAAATATGAACATATGCCTGAACATGTCCGTATCTTTCATACTACAAGCAATATGGATCATGCCGAAATTTCATTTGCGAATGAAGTCACACCGAAGAATGCATATGACTTAAAGCAGCTTGATTTCTTACCTGGCACTTTTATCGTAGTTGAGAACCCTAAATGGGTCGCGGCTATTGTTTCGATTGTGATTAGTATTGCGATCGCATTTTTAATGCCGACGCCATCAATAGCACAAACGACTCAAAATACTAACCAGTCTTCTTCAGCAAACAATGAACTTTCTAACCGGGAAAACAAGATCCGGGTGAATGGTCGTATTGCTGATAACTATGGAGCTGGGTGGAATACTCCCGACCTAATCGCAGTACCTTACAAGGTATATGAAAACAATGTCGAAGTAGAGCATGTTGTTGGTTGTATTGGTCGTGGTCACTATAAAATTAACGGTGCATATGACGGTGAAACCAACATTGTTGATATTGCCGGTGCATCGGTAGAAGTCTATCAACCGGGTGTCGATATTGTCTCGGGTGAGCCATATTTTTCGCTTGGTACCGAAATTACAACTCCACCCTTAACGGTTCAGCATCAAAACTCGGTGAATGGCCAGATCTTGCGTCCGGCAGATACTCAAAGCTTGGAAGGTACCAACTATCTTCTTTTTGCATATCCAAACGAGATCCTTCGGGCAACGGCAAACAACACAGATTTAACCACTAAGTTTGTAAGTAATGACCGTGTAGAAATCACCAATGCCTCATTCACGTTTAACGGCCAGACTTATGATTTAAACGGCACTTACAGTGTTCTATCGGTAGCTGATGACCGTATGACGTTATCAAATCCGGCGGCCGTTAATGCTAACTGGTTAAAGCTTAAAGAGTTAAATAACCAACAAACTGCAGCTTTGTCACCAAAGATCAGTTCAATAGGTGAAAAGTGGATTGGTCCTTTCATTCTAGACAATGTTGAACGTAGCCGGGTGCTGTGTAATTTTGTGGCTACCAATGGACTTTATACCGTTTCAGCAGGTGGAAATCAGGGTGCTGTAAACGTCACGATTGAAGTTGAGGTAACACCGGTAAATGAATCTGGTGCAGCCATTGGTAATCCGATGCTGAAGCAGATCATTCTAAAGGGTTCAGCAAAGTCACGTCAGACAGTTGGTGCAACGCTGGATATGGTGACTTTTCAGGGTCGCTGTAGTGTCCGTGCACGCCGTTTAACTCCAACACCGGCAGTTACCACTGTTGTTGATGAAGTAAAGTGGCAGGCGCTTTACGGTGCTTATCCTTTGCAAAGTACAGTGTATGAGCATGAAACGGTTTTTCGTGCGCGTACTTATGCAACCACTGGAGCTTTATCTGTTAAGTCCCGCAAGATCAATTTTGATCTCCAGCGAATGTTGCCGACTTATAAAAACGGGGCAATGACAACAGAGCTATATCCAACATCAAGCTTTGCTGATGCACTGGTTTCAATGGCACTCGATGACAAGATTGGCCGCCGTTCGATCGATGAGATTGATCTTGAAAACATCTATCGGACCTATAACGATGTAGTGGATTATTTCGGTACACCACTAGCGGCAGAGTTCTGCACCACTATTGATGATACAAACCTATCTTTTGAAGAACTGGTCACCAATCTTTGTGATGCCGTGTTTTGTACCGCATATCGGCAAAACAATAAACTCAAGCTTTATTTTGAACGTCCAACTGATAACTCGGTAATGCTGTTTAACTTCAGGAATATCATTCCGGATAGTTACAAGCATGACCTGACCTTTGGCGTGATGGATGACTACGATGGACTGATCTATGAATACACGGATCCGACCGACGATAGTCGTATCAATATCTATTTGCCAGACAAAGGAGCAAAGAACCCGAAAGAAGTGAAATCCGTTGGTGTACGGAATAAATGGCAAGCTCATTTCAATGCGTACCGGCTCTGGAACAAGCTTCGGTTCCAGCGTAAATCCATTACCTTTGATGCAGCACCTGAATCAGAATTACTGGTTTTACGTGACCGGATCGCTGTAGCTGATTATCGCAATGGTATTCATCAAAGCGGGGAAGTGGTACAGCAAGAGGGTTTAATCCTCACCCTAAGCCATGATGTCGATTTCATTGCAGGCAAGAGCTATGTGATCTATCTGCAAATGGGGGATGGTACCGTGGACCTGATTCCCGTTACGCCGGGTTCAGCCAAGAACAAAGTAGTTTTAGGGCGTTTACCGAACGGGGCCTTAAAGCTTAGTCCCGATGACTTTGTGAATACTATCTACACCGTAGTTAATGACGATACCAAAGGCTCACTGCCTTATCTGGTTGCAAAAAGAGAACCGGCTGACCAGTTCTCTAATACCATTACTGCAATTAATTACGATGAACGTTATTACCTCAATGACAAGGACTTTATTGATGTGCCGGTTGATGATTCACCGATTTACATTCGATATGACCAGCTGGATATTAATCTGGCACGTTTATATCAGATGCAAAGAGGGGATTTACCAACGACTGGAGAAATTAGCTTTGTAGTTGAAGCTGGTGCGCTGGTTTCAAGCTCAAGTTCTTATCGACCGGAAACCAGATTTGTCTATAAATTCGACTATAAGTCTAGTCCTGCAAAACGAGAGTATATCGTTCCTGCTGCAACTGAATTACCAGCGATAGATACAGGGGAGTTCCCACCTGATCTGGTGGTGAATCTAACGATTAAAGGCTCAGTTGTTGGACGTGGTGGAGATGGCGGGTTGCCACATCTAGCTTACGGAGATTGGGAAAAAGATTCAGACTTCAATTTTACCAAAACCCGGCGTGATGGTTTTCAGGGAGCACCAGGTTTATTGAACCGGCACAGCAAACTAAACCTGATTATCGATGGAGGGACGTTAGCTCGAGGCGGTTCAGGTGGTGGAGCAACACCAAGTGGTATTTACACTGGATCATCTTATGGGGTTCAGGGAATTCCTGGTGGTGCTGGAGCACCATTTGGTCGGGTCATGACTGGACAGCCGATTTCAAATGACTCACAAGATTATCGCCTCTATCTGGAGAGTTATTTAATGGTTATGAAAATCACTGATGCTGAAGCTTCGGTACCCGGGAAGGGTTATCGAACCCAAAATGAACGCTATGGCTCACCACTTTCTGGAGATGGTGGAAATTGGGGCGAACGCGGTACCAAATCAACAAATGATGGAACATGGAACTGGCAATACCATGGCACAACTGAAGGCCAGCCGGGGCCGGGGGGACCTGCAATTGTTGGGGTGGCACCTCTAACAACTCAATTGATTAATGGAGGGAAAATCTTACAAACCCTTTAAACCTTATAAGAACTTTGAGCACCCAATTCGGGTGCTTTTTTATGATCTGTCCAATGATGGATTGGACAACGAACAACTAACGCTTTTTAGCGGTTTTTTTCTGGAGAAATTAATGGAACCAGTTTCCACTAGCGGTTTTACAGCACTTTTAAAATTATATGGGATTGCAATCATGGTGACTTTAGCAGTCGGTTTGGTTGCAGCAGTTGTATTAATGACACGTATGCCGCGCTCACCTCAAGAGTGGGCTGTAGGCTTGATCTGTACTGTTGTATCAAGTCTTGCTGGCGGTTCATTCATTATTGTGAAGTGGGGACTTCATGAATGGGTTACTGATGTATGGGGGATGATCGCACTTGGTGGATTCTTCTTTGTTTGTGGATTACCCGGTTGGGCTTTAGTCCGTTGGATCTTTAATTTTATAGATAAACAGGAAGGTAAAACGATCGTTGAAGTGATTAAAGAGTTTAAGAAAGCCAGAAAAGACATTGAAAACAGCTAATGCCGCCTTCGGGCGGTTTTTTGTATCTAAAGGAAACTGAGATGAATATTGAACAATATCTTGATGAGTTAATTAAACGTGAAGGCGGGTATGTAAATAATCCGGCAGATCGGGGCGGTGCAACTAAGTATGGAATTACTGAAGCAGTTGCTCGAGCAAATGGATTCAAAGGCAATATGCGAGATTTACCTCTGGATGTGGCCAAAGCAATTTATCGCAAAAACTATTGGACTGCTCCACGTTTTGATCAGGTTAATGCAATTTCCTCTGCTGTAGCTGAAGAACTTTTAGATACTGGTGTGAATTGCGGTACCGGCTTTGCAAAACCACTTTTACAACGAGCTTTGAACCTACTGAATAACCAGGGCAAAGCAGGATATGCAGGTTTGAAAGTGGATGGCGTGTATGGCTCTAATACCTTAGGTGCTCTTAAAACTTATCTGGCCAAGCGTGGAAAAGACGGCGAACAAGTCTTGGTGCGAGTTCTCAACATTATGCAAGGGCAACGGTACATTGAAATCTGTGAGCGTAATCCAAAGCAGGAACAGTTTTTCTATGGCTGGATTGCTAACCGGGTTGTTATATGAAAGTCTTTCATTGCAAACGCTCAAGGATAGCTTCCGTAATTACATTGCTGTGCCTCCTTTTCTCAGGTTGCACAGCTCATACTATTAATAGTAATGTGAATGTCTCGATTTGTGTAAGGGCTTTGTGATGTCGCAAGTCATGATCATGGTTTCGGAAGCGGGCAGGATGGAGAATACTTGCAATCTACCCGCTGATTTAGATAAGAACGGGAATGTTCTTAAAATCTATGACTACTCATTAAAAGAATTGCCGATTAATTTAGATGGCACCGTGACTTACAATGGTAAAAGATGGACCTTTGATAAGAAGCAAAATTAGGTCAAAAACCTGTGGATAAAAAGCGCATTACGCCAAATCTACGCCAAAATATAGTTAAGTAGTTGATTTAATATAATTAATTGGTGCGCTCGGCGGGGATCGAACCCACGACCCCAGGCTTCGGAAACCTGTACTCTATCCAACTGAGCTACGAGCGCATGTGTGGGGCACATCAT